GGTGTTGGTGCATTGACACTGGTCGGCCCCAGCGCTGCCGTGATGGCCTGCGCGAAGTCCTCGAAGCTGCATGCGGTGCCCTCGGTCATGATCTTGACCGAGCGTGGGGTGCCGTACTTCTTCTTGAAGTTGAGCGTGCCCGGGATGCGCAACACGCGGGCCGCGTCGGCGGTGACCGTCATGTCGATAGACAGCGCTTGCTGCTTGCACAGGCGCTTGAACGCCTCAGCCACAGGTTTCCAGATACCCACAGCAACGGGGTGCGTGAAGGCCCAGTAGCAGTGCAGCCCGCCGCCTGATGCGACGATCCACGGAGTAGCCAGCCCCTCAAGGCCTGTGGTCTCAAGGAAGCCACCCAGCGCTTGTGCCGCGTCTTTCTTCGTGGCGTACCCGTCCATGTCGATGAACATGGACCGCACGTACTCAGCGTTGTCTGCCGTGCGCTTGCCCGACTCCTCGAACGTCGCCAGCGCGAAATAGATGTCCTTGCTCTGTGTCAGCCATTGGTCAGCATGGCGCTGTACCTCCTTCAGATCTTCAACGAAAACGTGTTGCTTCTTCTTGGAAGACAACTCTGCTGCGCAGTAGTACCCAAAACCGGGTGGCGGAAGCACAGCCGCTAGAAACTCAAGCGGTTCCATGAAGCTCCCGGGGGGTTACTTGAGGTCGTCCAGCAGCGTCTCTACCGCCTTGATCAGCGCATCGCACCAGTCCTTAGGCAAGCCGTTGTCGTTCTTGAGGTAGGCATACCGGACCAGTTCCTCTGGCGTCAGGCTTGAAGGTTGAATTCCTTGCATATTTGCACCCATGCGGTTTCTGCGTTCTTGGCGGCTCTGAGGATCTCGATCAGGCGCTCGACGCGGGGTTGATACGGATTGAGAACATCGCCGCCCAGCATCCAGTTGTAGACGGTTTGGCGTGATGCCCCAGTGGCTTTGGCGAGGCGCAAGACGCTGAAGTCCAAGCTCACAGCAAGACGCCCGAGCGTATTGCCCAGGCTCTTGGGAGCGTCCTTCACCGCCAGCACGGTTTTGACAGAGTAGGTCATGGTGATATCTGATGTAGCACCGCTTTGGCATTTAGGTACGCTGCATGTGCAGCTTCGGCAGAATCAAAAACACCCAAATGCTTTGATTCCCCGTTCGCCCTTATTCGCGCATGGTAGCGGCCCGCCACTAACGCCACGCCCAGCAGCCCAGACTTATTGTTGCGCATAGCTTTTTTGCGATTCCATCCGTTTTCTGCTACGGAAACATCACGCAAATTCATTATGCGGTTGTCGCTTGGGCAACCGTTTATGTGGTCTATCTCTGCGTTAGGCCAGCACCCGTAAGTTATGAGCCAAGCAAGGCGATGCGCTTTGAACTCATAGCCTAACAGACGAATGCGCACATAACCTTTTGTATCCAATCGACCTGTAACTTGCCCAACTGCACGGCGGTGACCTTTGACTCGGTGCGTAAACAAACCCGTTACCGGGTCGTAACAAAGAAGTGCTAGCACTTCTTCTCTTGAAACTGCATTGTTGTACTGTTTCATTTGTGCTCCAAAAAATAGGGGCCGAAGCCCCTACCAGAGTTACCCCTTATTCATCATCCCATGCTTCTGCCAGCTTGGCAAGAGACGACTTGGGTGCAGCGGGTGCAGCCTTCTCTTCCTTGCGCACGGTCGGCTCGACGGTCTCCTCAGCCTCTTCCACAGGCTCAGCCTTGGCCTTGGGAGGACGGCCACGCCGGGGTGCAGGCGGCGGTGCCTCTTCCTCTTCTTCCTCAGCCGCAGGAGCGGGTGCGGGCTTGGCAGCAGCCTTGGGGGTGGGCTTGGTGCCCTCCAGCTTCATCGGCTCGACCTTGTCGGTCTGCGCCACGGTCATGGTGATCGCACGCTTGGCGTCCTCAGACTGACCCTGCTCCGCAGCCGAGGCGTACTCGTCCTCGCTCAACCAGCGCATCGGCTTGAAGAACAGCTTGGGGCTCTCCGACTTCGTGTCGAACTTCATGCGCGTGACCAAGGTCTCGGGAGAGACGCCCTGCGCAGCCAGATACCGGGCGTACGCTTGCAGCGGACGGTTGTCGCCTTCCTCCTTGCCGAAGATGGACGTGGCAGGCAACTGAAGCTGCATGACGTCACCGTCCACATCGTTCGCCAGCACCACAGCCAGACGCTGGCTGTAGCGGCAGGCACGGCTCTCGCCATTACCGGAGCCCTTCACGTTCTGCGGGCACGAGGCGCAGTTGGTGGCCTGGGGGGTGGCTGCGCTGGCATCGGGCTTCTCGCCGTCAGCCGACCAGCAGTCAGGGCCGCTGGGCGTGTCGCCGTCGTACGCCTTCATGTAGAAGGTGCGCCCGATCTTGGGGGCCGCGTTGACGACAACCACGTCGAGGAAGCGCTCATCAACAGCGGCAACTTCCTTGCCGTCCACCATCAGGCGGAACACGCCGCCCTTGATCGAGATGCGCTTGCCGCCACCACCGGCACCCCCTGCGAGGGACTTGGCGAGGGCAGACAGTTCGCCCTTCTTGGCGAACGCGGGAACGGCAGAGCCGGAGAAAAGTGCAATGTTGCTCATGTGTAGCCTTTCACTTAGTTGACGGTTTTCTCACAGAGATGTCGAACTCGGTGTCCGAGTTCAAACCTGGGGGGATGGCCCCAGGGTTTTCTTCCAAGAACAACTTCATGTTGGACTGGGCGATGCGCTTCTCCAGCAGGTCGAGCGCATCGTGTTCCACCATGAACTTCTTGAAGCTGTCCCAGTCGTTGGTGTAGTACCGGGTCTTCTCCATCAGCGAGACGGTGCCGTGGTCGGTGCGCAGGGACTTGACCCCCGTGCCCCGCATGCGGTCCTTGATCTCGTTCTTGACGGACTGTTGCTGCTCCTTGATCGCCTCGATCTGGGCGTCGAGGTCTTGGATGGCCGAGCGCATCTTCATGTAGATGCGGACCAGCTTGTCTACGGGCAATTCGTCTTCCATGCGTTCTCCTTTTTGAGTTAGTGTCCAACACTGTACATTGTCAAACTGGCTTCGGCAACCCCCTTCCTGAAATTTCTTCTTCGAACAACTTGACCAGCAGGGCGTTGTCGTCCACCTTGCTGGACAGGGCCTTGAACATGCGCTTCTCGACCGGCGACCCCTCGATGTGGATCACGGTGACCTTGTCGGAGGACTGCCCCTTGCGGTCGGCCCGGGCGATGCACTGCACGTATTGCTCCACGCTCATCAGCGGGCCGTAGAAGATCACGGTGTCCGCAGCAGTCAGCGTGATGCCGTGCGCTGTGGCCTGGGGCTGCATGACCAGCACCCTCGGGTTGGGCTGCGTCTGGAAGCGCTTGATGATGTCGCCTCGCTTGGTCGCCGTGACCCCGCCGTGGATCTCCTCGCAGGCCACACCGTTCTTGGTGAGGAAGGCGCTGATGGTGCTGATGGCAGCGCGGAAGAGCGCGAACACGATGACCTTGCGGTCTGTCTGCTCCAGCGCCTCGAGCAGGACGTTCAGCCTTGGCGTGGCATCGAACTCGACCACCTCTTGGTTGTCGGTGTAGGACACCCCGGTGCTGATCTGCAGGAGCTTGTTGAGCACGCCCGCTGCGTTCACGGCAGTGATCGTCTCGCCCGCAGCCATCGCCACCATCTGGTCGCGCAGCAGGTTGTAGTACTTGGCCTGCTGTGGCGTGAGCGGCACCTCACGTGTGGTCGTGAGCACAGGCGGCAGGTCCAGGCACTGCGCCTTGGTGAAGCGTATGGCGGGCTGCAGCGCAGCGAAGACCCGGTCAGCAGCGTCGGGCTTGGGAGCCCACTTGAACATGGTGATCTTCTGCATCACCTGATCGCGCCACGCCGTGTAGAACTTGGGCACGTTGGTCGGGTTGACCAGCCGAGCAAGACCGTACGCATCCACAGGAGACTGCGCAGCAGGCGTACCTGTCATCATCCACAAATACGTCTCTGGCTTGATGATCGAGTTCAATGCTTTCCAACGTCTTGTTTGTGGGTTCTTATATGCATTCGCCTCATCAACAATTACGAGGTCGAAACGCCCGTCGTTGTTCACCTCATTGGCAATCAGGTTCAGGCCCTCGTAGTTCGTGATGACGAACTCGTAGTCCTCCTGTATCAACTCGATGCGTCGCGCAGCCTGTGCGTGGTGGGCCACCACTGCGCTCCTGTGGATGACGGAGTTACCCAAGTCCTGCATCCATGCGCTGTGCATGATCGACAGGGGGCACAGGATCAGGCACCGCCTGACCTCACCGCGCTTCATCAGGTAGTCAGCCGCCCACAGGGCGCTGAGGGTCTTGCCCGTCCCGGGTTCTGACAGCACGAACGCACGCCGGTTGAACGTGAGGAACGCTGACGTGTCGCGCTGGTGGTCCATCGGGCGGTAGCGCCCAGGCCACTCATACCTCCCCTGGATGGGAGAGGGGACGTTCTTCACACCCAGGTTGCGCAGCACACGCGTCTCATCAAGGCCCCAGTGGACAGCGACTTGGTAGCCACCCTCGATGGGCAGCACCTTGTGCTTGGGGATGATGCTGTAGCGGTGCGGGTGTCTGGTGTTGAAGAGCAGTATGCGGTTGTCGAATATCTCCACTTGCTTTCTCCGTTGTTTTACTTGCCGTTGTCCGCTTGATTCGCTTTCTTTGAGCGCAGCCGCAGGTTGCCTGCGGTGCTCTTGCCACCCTTGCGCAGCGGCTTAACGTGGTCGATGTCCTTGCCTGCGCGGTCGATGCCCTCCTTGTCGTAGGCCCTGCGTGCGCGTTGGCGCTCGATCTGATCGGTCGTCTCTCCGGTTGCCTTCTGCAGCTTGTACGCGTGCTTGTAGTCACGCTTGCCGTTGGTCTGAGTCATTTAATCGCTCCTCTGCTAGTCGCACTAGTCCTGCCGCCATTTCTGGAAAAGCGTCGTTTAGCTTCCGCATAAACAGACGTACCCAGTCATCGTCGTCCAAGGGGATACTTTTCATTATGTCTACTAGCTCCTGCCGTGTCATGATGCCACCTCTCGATATTCCCACTTGGTGGGGCCTTTGATGTAGAACCCTTGCTGTTTACCCTCACAAAGCAAACAAATAACTTCGACCTCTGGATCAGCGCCAGAGATGTTTGCGACGGTGCTGCGCCCATCCGGCACGTTGTGTTTAGGCAAGTGCAGATACGCACGTTTGTTGACAACATCAATTTCGACGCGATCTACGTTGCACATGAAGTTCCACGCCATATCAACTCCTCTTCGTGTTGAACGTACAGTCTTTGACGGGGCACCATCCGCACAGCGGGCTCTGTGAGGGGTTCCACACGTCGAACTCGTGCGCTGCCTCAAGCTTGGCAACGCGCTCCCGGTAGTCCCACCACGCAGCCTCTGCGTCTTCGTAGGACATCTTGTGCTTGACCATGCTGCCCTTGACGATGAAGAACAAGGCAGACGAGACAGAGCGGATGTGGGGGAAGTGGGCAAACACCATCAGGGACATCAGCGTTAGCTGGTCCCTGTCTGGATACTTGTCATTGCCCGTCTTCCAGTCCACCACCCGGGCCGTCAGGTTGTCGTCATCCACGATGAGCAGGTCCGCGATGCCGCGCACCCACCTGTCGTCAGACTTGAAGTCACAGGGTCGCAAGTCCTTGGTCAGCGCCATCTCATGCTCGAACAGCTTCCTCCCAGGCTTGGCAAGGAGAACGTCTACGACTGGCTGGAAGATCACGAACTCTGGCGGCAGTGGTGTGCCGTCACGCCCGTAGTCCTCGATGGCCTTGTGCGCGTCTTTACCATACAGCGTCTGCGGGGTATCCCTAAAAGGGAAGCGCTTCAGCACCGTCACTTCGTGATACTGCCGCGCACACTGCTCAAACTTCTTCAGGCCTGAATGGCTCCAAGTGACTGCGTTACCCATTAGATCTCCGATGTGTTGATGACCTCGTTGAGCCGGTTGGCGAAGCGTGTGACGAACTTCTCGTTGTTCCACAGCCGGTGGTTCATGTCCTGCAAGATGGCGTGAGTGACCTCGTGCCAGAAGGTGTCGGACACCTCCTCGGTCTTGAACGACCGGCCCGTCAGGTTGCTGGTGGTGGCGATGGTGACCACACGCGTGTCGTGGTCCACCTCACCCATGTGCCCCCGGCAGGGCATCGTGTCCACCATGCGCACGGTGAACGTCTTGTTACTGAGCTTGAACTTCTTGGGGGTTTGCAAAGGCTTTCTCCTTTTCTTCGAGTAGTGCAAGCGTGGCTTGCAGGATGCGGTTCTCAACACCCAGGTGAGTGGTGAGTTCACGCGCTTGTCCATACTTGCGCTCAAGGCACAAGTCGTGGATTGCTCGGGCCATGCGCTCGATCTCCATGAGCGGCATGGCGTAGTCGGTGATGGTGTTCATCCTTTTGCCAGTCCATAGCGTCTGTTAGCACCGCCGTCTGCAGCCAGGGGAATCCCCGGCATGTAGCTCGGCTGCACGGTCATGCAGGCCAGAAGGTAGTCTTTGGCCTCATCTGCTTCACTCTCCGGCGCGATACACAACGCCTCGTCGTGCACGGTTCCACAGACCGGATAGCGCTTTCCTATTCGCAGCATCCCGTCAGTCATCACACAACGCGCCGTGCCCTGCACCACGTTGTTCGTGACCTTGCCCGCGTAGAGCTTGCTTCGCTTGCCGTCCTTGCCGTCAGCGTAGCTCCACTGGACTCGGCCCCTCTCGTCTTGGTCAGGGCGGAGGTCAGGATACCGCACAGACATGCCGCTTGGCAAGACGATTTCGCCCTTGCGGAAGGTCAGGCACTTGTGCGTGTACTCCTTGCCCTTGTACAGGCTCTGCTCGATGAGGATGCCCATCAGTTCCCAGAACGCCACCACCGGCCACGAGGCCGTGCGGTACTTGTCGATGATGGCCTTGGCTGCGAGGCAGTGGATGGCAAGCTCGAGGTCGGTGCAGGTGTGGGGGATCTCCTCCATCTTCTTGAGGTTCTCGTCCCAGGACAAGAACTTCTGCACGTCAGCGCCGACAACGCCAAGCTGCTTCGCCTCTTCCCTTGAGTACCGCTTGGGTGGTGCACCGAGGAACCCAGTAAGCAACTGGGCCGCGAAGCTGGCCCAGCCTAGCTGGTAGCCCGCGCCCAGCAGGGCTGACTTGGCCGACTGCCGCTCCACCGGGTGACTGTCCTTGGTCATGCCGGGGATGTTGAACATCTCTGCACCGAAGCGTGCGTACGGATCACCGCCCGAGCGGAAGATGTTGATCAGTTCTTGGTAGTCCGCCAGCCACGCCAGCACACGCGGCTCGATCTGCGAGAGGTCACCGACCACGATGACGTGCCCCTCGGGAGCAAGTATTGCTTTACGAAGAAAGGAGCCCCTCTTCAAATTCTGCATGTTGATCGCGCTGCCCTTGGCTGCAGTCCACCGGCCTGTGGCTGCACCGTAGTAGCTCAGGGGCACCGGCAGGTTGCCCCGGTCAGCAATGTCGAGGAAGCGCTGCGCTCGTGTGCGTTCGCTAGTGCTCTTGACCTTCAGTCTTGCTTCGCAGAGAAGAGCCACATCCTCATTCTCATGATTGAGCAGGGCCTGGAACAGTGCATCATTCTTAGCGAGAGCAAGCGTCTCTTCGCCTGTTGTCTTGCTGATCTTAGTCGGCGGATCGACCCCAAGTGCTTTGAGCGCTTGCGCAAATTGCGGGTTCGAAGCGAGAGTAGCTTCCACCATGCCGAGC